TTAAAATACTCATTCTTTCACTTAATTCATGCAACTTACCACTATAAACCTCTAACTCTTGGTTCATTTCAACCAATTGTTTTGATACTAAATCTACTTTGGTATTGTGTGCAGTTACTTCTTTGTTATACTGCTCTGCCTCAACAATTTTACGTTTAGTAGCGGTAATTGAATTTTGTAATTCTGTAAATTGTTGTTGTAGGGTTTGTTTGTCTAATAGTGTTTCTGGTAATTCTGTACTTATAAGAGCATGGTACTTTTCCCAATCTTCTTGCGACTTTTGAGCTTCTTGCCAAGCTATTTTTTGCTGTTTAATTTCAGCTATTTTTTGAGTATAACTCACGGTTTCTACAGCAGCTATTTCAGCTTCTCCAGTTTTTTCTTCAATTAATTCAGCTACTTTTTCTTCATCAATATCTGATAAACAAGTAGGGCACGTTCCGTGCAGTGCTTTCATTTTTATAATAAAAGCCTGAGCATCACTAACTGTTTTAGATAGTTTTGCTACTTCTGCTTGATAGCCTTCTATACCTTCTTCAGGCTTTTGAGGAATTGGCAGTAGTTTAATCTTTGACTGTAGTTGCTTGTAAGTATTGTTTTGGGAAATCTTTTTATTAGTAGACTCAATACTGTTTATACTAGAATCTAGTGCTGCAGCTTCTGTTATAAGATTTGTATCTAACTCAGGGGTTGCAATAATCTCTTTTAGGGTTAAATCAGTTTTTTCATACTTATTTAACCAGCTTGCTACAGTATTTACTTGCGATTGTACGCCAGCAATATCTTTTGTAAGTTGAGTGCTTACTTCTTTGAAAACTTCAGCAGCACGAGTATACTTACCTAAATTAAGTATTTCAATAAGAAACTTTTTACGAGCAGTATCAGGAGCAGTTAAAAACTCTAGACTCGATGCGTTTGACTGATAAACAATCTGTGCAAAACTTTTATGATCAAAGCCTAAAATGTCTTCGATCATTTTATACGTTGCTGTTGCAGTATGTGCGCTTATATCAACACCTTCTTTAAATAGTTTTACTATTTGTGCCGTACCACGACTAGACTTAATTGTATAGTCTACATCATCTCGATTAAAGTCTAGTTCAATACTATACGACTTATCTTTAATGTGTCTGTTAAGAATGTCTGCTTTCTTAATACCTTTTGAATTTTTATTGAATAATACTTCTTCTAGTATAAGAGCAATAGAACTTTTACCGTGCCCGTTTTTACCCACTAATTGTGTGAGTGGAGCTGCAACAAAGTCAATCTTATTATCTTTTCCGTAACTAAAGGCGTTAGCCCATCGTAGTTGTTTTATAGTTATCATTATTGGCTCTATTCAGTTTCAATTTTGTCTGCATGGTTCTGAAACTCTTTTAGTACGTTTTCAATAGTATCTTCTGGCAACTCTAATATGTAAGCAAGATACTCACGAATTTCTTCTGACATAGACATTTCTTTGTCTAAGATTAGTGCGCTGTCTGTATCTCGCTTAATTACTTTACGATCAATTAAATCTGAATCTTCTAGTTCGCCAAGTTCTTGCATATCGCCTTCAACTTGGTAGATTGTGTGATCGTAGTCAGTTTGCGGTTTAGGGTCGTGTACTGCAACTGTCTTGCGAATAAGTTGCGGCAACTGTAGTTTACGCCATTCATGCTCTAGGCTATTGGTATCCAGTAAAACAACACCAGTAGCCACATTTCCGCGATGAAAGCTAGTAGTAACGGGACTTCCAGGATAGATAATATTTTTTTGCGAGTTTTCATAGCTGTGCAAGTCACCTGCTAAAACAACGTCATAGCTAGCAAATAACTCTAAATCCATTTCAGGCTTTACATGGGGAGGAATCTCGCCGCGAACGTGGGTAAAGCAAATGTTTCCACGAATTTCAAAAGGATTCTTTTCAAATTCTTTTAGTTTATTATATGGTATAAAATCCATATTTTCTATTTTGCAGTAGTCATCAATAATTTCTACTTGCGGATTTAGTCGGTTAGTAACTTGTTTTAAGTTTGTTAAAAAGGTTGTATCTTTCTTAACAGCCTCATGATTTCCAGCATAAATAATTGTTGGAATCTTACAAGAGTTAACTAAATCAAAATACGTCTCTAGTTCTTCCATATTAGGAAGTTTGTCAAAAACATCTCCGCCAATAACAAAAAGATCACACTCTTTTTGAATAGCTTCTAGTTGACTCCAGAGCATATTAAACCTATTCTTTGCCCACTCAATAGGTACGTTTTTCTGACCCAATTTGATATGGACGTCAGCTGTAAATAATACTTTCATATTGCCTTATGAGACAGAAAAGCCCGCTAAGCATTTTGTTTAGCGGGCTTTAGTTTGTTAACCAAGTTCTTTGACTGCTTCTTGCTCAGAAGAAGGGGCTTCGCCATCTTCGTCTTGTTGAGTTGTAATTTTATCCAACAAGGCTTTTACATCTGCTTCGGTAGGACGAGGAAATTTCTCATCAATATTCTTAGCAGCATTAGCTAGAGCACGCTCGTCATCAGTTAATGGGCGGGCTTTGCAACGCAAAACTTGCAATGTGTATTCAACATTAAAAGGTAGAGGTCCTGTCTTTACACGCTTAAACACAACATCCCAACCAGTATCATAGTCAGTAGGGTCACCTAAATCTTCAGCCGCTGTAACGATTTGCTCGAACAGTTTCTTTTTCAAGTTAAGAGCAACAACTTTCTGCGACTTAGGGTCGATACAGTTTACAGAGTAGCTCCAAGAGCATTTTGCTTCTGGAAAGTACTCGCTAACATGATCTTTCTCAATGTTATCAAACTTTTCTTTTTCACGACTAAATGCCAAACATTCAACTGGAATATCTTTATTGTTAGTGCCTTTAAGCCAATAAATATATCGTGGAAGAACTCCGCCAATTAAGCGGACTGTATTTTCGCCATCTTTGTATTCGTAAGATTCGACTTTGTTTGATTGTGCTTTACCTTTGGTATTTTTAAAGCTAAGTGCCATTTTTATTTTTCCTCGTATTTGAAGTTAATTTTGTTTTCTGTTATTTTTAGTAGCGGATTTGATTTTATTGCGTTTAAGTCAATATCTGAATAAAAAGATAGGTCTAGATATGTGTAACCGTAATGTTTATATATGGCGTAATTTCTACGCCCCGCTAATCTTATGTATTGTGCTTTATGTACAATATCTGTGCTTGTATCAGTAAATAAACGTGCAGGGTTTATTAGAAAACTATTACCCTTTAAGTTAAAAATCGGTTTGATTTTACTGTATTGGTTTTTAGGAATAGATTTTCTAATAAAATGCAATCTTAAAGTTTCAACTAGTTTTGTGGAGTCGCATTGTGTTTCGGACTCAAGCAATCCAAGATTGAAGAAAAGGGTCATATACTGAAACTTAATAATATTATACCATTTTAGATATCATTTGACAAGTGAAATTTTATCTACGCTAACACTTTCCAGCCTTTGCGGAGATAAAGCCCTAACCTATCTGTGTTTTGCTTTTTATCAGCGTATCCAGCAAATTGAATGTCTACTATAATCGGGTCTAGTTTACCGTCATGCATTCGCATAATCCTACCAGCAATTTGTTCTAGTAAACTATCGTTTGACATAGGAACTGCTAAAATTACGCAACTTAGGATGTTGATTGAAATTCCTTCTGAAAATATTTGCCTGCTACCAGCAATGCACATTTTCTCTTTGGCAAGGATTTGCTCTTTTGCTCGTTGTCTATCTTCAAAACTGGTTCCCCCAGTAACCAACAAACACGTTTCACCAACATACTCTTTTACTTTCTCTAAGAATTCTACTCGATCAGCAATAACTAAAACACTGTGCCCTTCGGCAACGTGCATTTTCGCTATATCTGCAATAAACTGTCTGTATTTGTCGTCTTGAGTAAGATCAGTAATCTTATCTACCCAAGTAGCATTTGGTTTAAGTGTAATTCCACTTTTAACCATGTGTATGGTAGGCGGTATAGTATTAGAAACAGGTGGTTTTAGTACTGTTGTGCCAAAATAGTCTTTAAATAAAATATGCTTACCATCTTTTCGTATCATAGTACCACTAAGAGCTATTCTGTATTTAGCATGAAAGCTATCTACTGTTGCAGCAAAAGTTGTTGCAGGACAATGATGCGCTTCATCTAATATTACTGTTCCAAACTCTTTTGCAAGTTCAGCAGTATGCTTAACTAAAGTCTGTATGTTTGCAACTGTAATAAAGTGATCTTCGTAATCTAAGTCACCACCACCTATAATTCCACACTCGCAACCAAATAGAGTTTCAATTTCTTCAATCCATTGATCTCGTAATGCTGCAGTATGTGTTATAACTAAAGTCTTTTGTCCAAACTTTCGGGCAAGATGTAATGCCGTAAAAGTCTTGCCCCAACCTGGTAAAGCATTTATAAAGCAAGTACCTTCTACTTCATTGTAGATTGTTTGTTGATCTTCATATAGCTCAAATTTAGGGACAGGATAGGGAACAGGAACTAAAACTCGTTTATCTATTATTTCGTAATCTTGAGGAATTAAATCTGTACGTCCTTGCGGAATAGAAAGAATACCCTTGATTAGCGACTTATAGTTTTTAATTGTTTCGACACTAGCAAATTTCTTTGATCCAGTATCTTTGTGTATTTTGTAGGTAAGAGACTTAATTATATGTTTAGTGTGCTCTACACCTGGATTGTCTAAATATATTCTGTTTGATATAACTGCTTTTGCCACTACACTAGTCTCCACGTATCTTTTTGCGGATATTCATAGTAGCCATAAAATAAATAACTATTATCCATATATAAAACCCCTGCGTATTGGTGATAGCTTTCAGGCTGAACCATAGTTTTGAATCTATGAGCCACACCCTCTAGTTCTAATACACATCCTATACCATCCGCAGGTAATACTTTACTAATCTTCTTTGTTGTCAGTTTGGCGCGCGTAGATTTTTTATGTTGAAAAACCTGTCCATGGCTGTCTATAAACCATGTTGTTGATTTTGCTAACTT